TGTCGGCCTACTGAATCACTTAATCATAAGTGAAGGGACAATTAAGAATGGGGATTCTTAATACTCAAAGCGGAAAGGTATCGGATGCGGCAGGCGGTATCGTAGTAACGGCGGGAATGCGGGGCCAGTTCTACACTATCTAATAAGTAGGTGTGTTCATTGCAGCTGCGAATGGATCAGAAAATCCAGTACCATTAGAAATATATTTTTCATCTTTGTTTGTATTAGTAACATTATTCTGTTGAACAGTCTTACTACCAGAGGTCTCTCCTCTTTCTGCAGCATATCTATCTCTAATTTCTTTTTCTTTAGCAGCTATATCTTCTGCTTTTTCATTTGTCTTAGTTGATAATGCACTTTGTTCTTTTTTAACTTCTTCTAATTTGGCTCCAGCTCCAAAGTCAGCACGCCAATCAATATCAAATACATCTCCAGGCATCTTAGAATTATACCAAGTTATAGCATCGTTAATAAAACCTTCAATTCCACTTGCTATTGACCACCAAAGATTTCTTACAGATAAGACAAATGATTGAAAAGCATTATCAACCCATTCTGAAAATGAGAAATTTTTCCACTTCATCATTGCAACATCCCATTCTTCATTAAATTTCGATTTTAAATTATCCCATTCTGTAATAACATAAGCAACTAACCACATTATACCGAATACAAGAAGTCCTATAGCAACTACTAAAGCTATTATTGGAAGATTAGCAAGAATAAAACCACCAATTAGTAATCCCATTTGTACTATAAATAAACCTACTTGAACTATAAAACCTGTTATAATAGGTACTAACCACCTTACTGCCTTCCCTACCGCGCCGGCTAAGCTTTTAAAAACTCTACCTATAGGCCCGAAGATTTTTTTAACAATAAGTTTATTAGTTTCACTCATGTTGTTATCCATCCAGACTTGTGTTTTTACCCAAGCTTGTTGCCATTTGAATGCAAGGTCATCAGTTCTTTTTTGCATATTGTAAATCATTTTACCTTGTGGACTATCTTTGTCAAATTCTTTACCACCAGCTGATTTTATTTTTCCACCTTTTTCTACAACATCTTCACCTTTTTCTCTTGCTGTATATAATTTTTCTCTTGCTTCACGAGCGTCAGTTACAGACTCCTTTGTTCTACCGAAGAAAGCTATAGCAAAATCTTCAAACCCTTGAATAAGTGGTTCAAGAGCTCTTCCAAAACCTTTACTTATAAAGAAAGTAAGAATGGCCGCCAGAACAAATTTGATACCTTGTAATATTGATGTTACTCCAGGTAATTGAGTTAATAATTGTAATTTACCCAACATTAAATTCATATCAGTTTTTAATGCACCTTTAAAGTTATCAAAGCTTGCTAGTTCTTGTAGTCTTTCTTTACCTTCAGCACCCCATTTACCCATAGTTTTTCCTAAGGTACTTAATTGAGCATCTAATATACCTTTTAATATGGATTTTTCTGATTTTGCTTCTTCTGCTTTTTCTTCTTCTCTTTTTTTTGTTTCTTCTTGAGCGTATTCTTCCTTCTTTTGTAAATCTGAAAGTCGTTCAGATATTTCTTTGTCTTTACTCTCTCCCATAATATCCGCTACTCTTATAGCTTCTTGGTCATCATCTAATCTAATTGATGCTATATCTTTATCACTAAATAAACCTGGGGTATCTGTTTCTGATTGTTGCTGAATTCCTCTTTCTGTTTTTTCTTGTAAGAATTGTTGAACTTTAGCAAACTGGTTTTCAATACCTGCTTGTTGCGCGTCATACTCTGACCTCTTCTTTTCTACTCTTTCATCAGCTGCATGTATTGCTTTTATTTCAAGGTGTTGATCTTTTGACTGTTTCAAAAGTGATGCCATCACCCTATTCTGTGCAGCTGATTCATCTTTAATTTGTGTTAAAATATTGTCTGCTAGTTCAGCCATTGTTATTTACCGTTTTTAATTTTTTCAATTTCCTTACTATTATTATTTATGTTAGAAGTTTGAATTTGGTCGATTATTTTTTGAGCTTTTTCTTGGTCACTATCTCTATGTAAATCAGGGTCTACAATTTTTTCTAATTTAGCAAAGGCAATTCTTTCATTAGGAACATATCGCCATGTGTATCCTTCTTTACCATAGACACCAAAGACTGTTTCGCTCATTCCTATTTTTACTATCAGAGCAGGACAACCATCTAGAATAACTTTATCTCCTTCTGTAAAGGCCTTGTTCATTTTGAACTTCATTCCTTTAATAAAAGATGTAGCCCAATCTCTCATTGCGAGTGCTACTATTAGAGTTAAAGTGAATCCTATAAACTCTACATAAAATTGACTTAATTGTATTTCTGGCATGTTATCTCCTAAAAAATATATCCAATATTAAAGGATAATATATTATCACTATGTGGATCTTCTGTATAAACATTTTTAAGACCGATCTTTACTTTGTCTGTTAATAGATATTCAAATTTTGTTTCGTTTCTAACTAATGGAATATCAGAAGCTTCATAAAGATACTTGTTTGTGAAGTTTAATTTGGGTGCTACATTATAAAAAAACCAAAGACTATTTCTGAATAGAACTTCACTTACTGAATTAGAGCCTATATCTATTTCTGAATTTAAATAACCTACAGCAAACTCATTACTCATTTTAATCTTATCACTTCTAATAATTTTATAACCCCAACCTATATTAACTTGGCGTCTATGATTAATAGTTCTGAATTCATCATAATCATATCTGATTAATCCAAATGTATAATGTTTTGGTTTGAATTCTAATCTTTGTTTAAATGCTATTAAACCTTTGTTTGTAGTTATAGCATTATCTTCATCTTTGTAACGATAATCAAATTCGATATCTCTTTCAAATTTTCCTGCTGGCCAAGAATAATCTACAGCTGTAGTAATAGATAAATCACCACCATCAAGTTTACCACCAAAGTCAATTTGACCACCAGCATTTGCAAATGGAGAACCAAATAGGGCATAGAATATTAGACCTAAACCAAAGCCCCACATAAAACTATTCAAAAAACTATCAATGATGGTTTCTTTATTAAAACTTTGTTTCATTACCTCTCAACTATATCATGTTGAGTTGATGTTGAATTAACATATAACCCAAACCATGCAGCACCTGCACCGACTAATACAGAGATTAATCCTGATTGTGCTACTGTTGGATCTGTTAAAGCCATAAACCAATTTGCTGATTGAAACAGTAAGTAGATATACATAGTGATAAACGCTCTAGGAAATATTCTCCATCTTGAGAAATACTCAGGTGCTAACCACATCCAACCCATTTTATTAGGGCCAGATGCGTCTTTCATCTTTTGAATTTCGTCTTTAAGAGCACCTATCTGTGCATTCTTTTCTTCATATTCTTCTAAATCAATCTGTACTTGATTTCTTTGGTTATAAGTTTGTTGACCTTCAGCCATTTTACTTTCCTCTATTTAACGCCCTGCTTTCGCTCGAGCTTCTTGTTGTTTCTGTCTATCTTGTTCTTCTTTCAACCATTTCATTAATAATTGAACATAGACTTCCCTCTCCCACGGTATCATGTTTTCTAGTTCTTTTAAACTATACTGATGATGTTGTATCATACTAAAATTAGTATGAATATAATTATATAAGTTTTCATGTGAGAGGGCTATCCGAAAAAATTTTGTGAGCCTTCAATAATTAGGTTATTATTTTTTCCACAAACTGTACAAGTATAATCTACTGCTGCAGTCAACTTTGGAGCACTGTCAAAATATTTTTGAATATCTTCTAACATAACTACTGACATAGAATCCATAAAGTCAATTAATTCTTTTGTAGTAAAATCTTCTCTACTATGAATTTCCTCTCCTTCTATAACAGATGTAACACATCTAGCAATTAAATTAAAAGTCTCTACCGTACTGATATTATTATCTTCACCAAAATTTACTTTCTCCATCATCGCAAAACTAGGATATTCTAATTCAACTGAAACCTTAGGAGTTAATTCTATAATATTAGATAACTTTTCTTTTTGTTCTACTTTAGCTGTTTCTAAATCTAATTCAAATTCGTTATCAGCTTCACATGATTCGTCTTGACATTTTAAAATAAGATCAGCAGTTTCTCCTACAGATTTTATTCTTATTTGTAAAAATAACCATTCTATATCAGTTGTAGATAAATTTTCTGATGAAACATTATCTACACATACATCAATTAATCTAATCATTTCACGAATCACCATGTTTTGATCTTCACTTTCCTGAGCAATTAGTAACTGTTTTTGTTCACCAACTAAAAACGGTCTAAAATAAACAGTTTCTTTTGTTGTTGGTAATTCAGTTCTATGCTTAGGAGTTTCAAGTTTTGGTAACGCCATAATTTATTTCCTCATTTTTATAATATAAGTATTTAGTCTCCCAATCCGAGTCTATTTGAAAGACTTCTTCTTCCTTCTTTAAAAACTCTATCTTCAGCTTTTTGTCTAACTTTACTTTTAAGTTTTCTACCAGCTTTCTGGAATAGTGCTCCAAGTATAGAACCTGCAGGAGAATTTTCATAAGAAGAATGCCATGTTCTGTAATTAAATGTTACATCAAAGGTTTGTATTTCAGCTGCACCACCTGCATCAAATGATAGACCACCTAAAGTTTTTGGAAAAGCATCTTCTAATGTTACTTCATAGATAGGAGAAAGGCCTTGATCTAATTGTCTAATAACAACTGTTCCAAGATAACCATTCTCTCCTTTTGGATAACGCATAGCATAATCTTCATTGTACATATATTCTTGCCATAGTTCTATTTTTTGTCTATCTTCAAAAGTACTATCTAACATAAAACTTAATGTTATATCTTGTGGATATGTAACACCTCTTATTGAGTGCTGAGCCCACCCTGCTGGTATAGGTTTAAATGAAGTAACTTCAAAAGATTTACCTGGCATCGCGACTTTAGTACATCTAATTCCACGCATTTTTAATTGTATTGATGGTGCAAAGAGTTGAACCTCAAACTTATTTTGTCTAGCCATTTGGTCTAGATGTGTCATAAATCTAGTTATATTCATGTTATGCTACTCCTACTTGACTCCATACTGATGTCTTTCCTTGTTTTCTAAATGATTCTGTTGGTAAGAAGATTGCTATTTCCCAGTCTTGTGGTTCAACTAATAAGAATGTACCTTGAATATGTTTAGTTAAATAATGTTTAAAGCAAGGTTTGAAATATCTTAATCGTGAACTTCCTTTTAATAGTTGATATTCTAATTGCATCTTTGTAGATAAATCAAACTTATCATTAGTTCTTGTATCATATAGAGCATCTAAAAACTGAGCTCTTATACTTGGCTGTAAATAATGTAAATTTAATCCGTGAAAACCACCTTTAGCTTTCTGTACTGGAATACATAATGGGAATCTGTCATAGAATGGTAAAGTCTTTTTGTGTTTAGGATCATAGGTGAACATCATCATTGCACCCATAATTCTCCGACTTCTTTGTGGTCCTTGTCTTATTAAGTTTTGACGAGATACATTAAGACCACCAACTCTAGTTTTGAACCAATCCATAGATTGTTGCGTACGAGCTTGAACTCCCGCTCTAAACGCTTCTTGTTCCCATTTATCAAATAATCTTCCGGCCACGAATTAACTCCTAAAATACACTAGATAATGAAATCACGAATGAATCATTTTTAACTTCTGAAAGTGGTCCGTCATTAAGTACAACACCCAATGTTAAGTTGTGTGGTAAACCATACTCTATGAGAATACTTTTATCTTCATGGCCATCATATTCTCCGTAATGTAAAGAAACATCAACAACAGGTATAAACCCTAACGATACATCAGCGTAGTTATATTCTAACCCATTATCTTCATCTCTATTGTGGCCAACAGTCAAAGGGCCATAACCCAAAGAGATATATCTTTCTTCAAAATCTAAATCAGTACTTCCATCATATTTGTAAGATATATAACCTACATCATACGATAAAGATTTAAATTCTCCTGAATAACCACCATATAAGTCGTATTCAATATTGGTATCATCATTAAAATCAACATTAGAAGTCCAAAGACCTCCATAAAATCCATTGTGTTCATGTTCTACACCAACTTGTATAGCTGCGTTTCCGTCTGTTTGAGAAACACCTCTCCATTGATAATCAGATGTAACATTATATGTACTTTCTAAAGCAAATATTGATGCAGACATCAATACACTGGTTAATAACATTAATAATTTTTTCATTTTTTCTCCGTTTATTATTAAAAATTACATTATATAATTCATAATGTATCTATGTATTTATATCACTTAATAGATGTTTATGTCTTTTTCTGTAATAATTCTCCAACCCCACTTTCTTTCTTCACAAAATTTGACAGCTTGTTTCCATTTAGCATCATTGATGATATAAGTATCAACTTCTTTTAAATATCTCTTTGAAGTTCTACCTGTTTTAGTTAGTTTTCTTTTGGGGTCGGGTGGTTTACAATGTCTTGAAGGTTTTATCTCAATTAAATCTTCTACTATCATTGCATCTTTGTTTTTATACTTCATATAGAAGTCTGGAAAATAGCGGTGCACCCTATTGTCTAATGGTGAGACATAGGGTATAACGATTTCCTCTGAACTCCATTTCAATACAGAAGGTGTATTATCCAGATAAACCATAAATCTACGCTCTAATAAACTACGATAAATAATGTTTGTAGGATTACCTTTGTACTTATTTGGATTCTTTGGTCT